TTACGGTTTCTCCCATTTTTTTAAAAATTTGTACTTAATTTCCGCCAAAGATGAATTAAAATCTCTTTCAAGTCGTTCTTCAATAGCAATAACTATATCAGGAATGTCTGATAATCGTTTAAGAAAATTCGGATATCCAGCAACCTGTATAAGCCAATTGGAATCAAAAAATTGGTAATCAAATCTCTTTGGATTCAAGAGCCACTTTTCAAAAGTATTTAAGCCTGTTAATTTCTCAAAAAATGCCAACTCAACGTCAATTTTAAGTTTGGATATGAGAAGAATAAAATTCAGAAAAGACAAATTGATTGATTCTACGGACTCTAACTTAAAATCTCTGTAGGGTATTCTGTTATTGACATAACTAAGATACTTCTCGAAATAATCTCCTTTATCAAATTCAATCACTCCAGCATGCAGCAATAATTTATAGAATTCGTCATCAAATTGCATGTTGAGGAAATCTGTGAATGTACCATATAAAATTTTCTTACAAGGATCATCAGCAATCTGAGCCAGATTAATAGCTTTTCTGAAATTCTTAAAAGTTCCATCCTCTCGCTGACAATTTAAAAGCAGCCTGTTAATTAAATTTATATTGGAATATTTATATTGCGGCTTATGCTTTAAAAAGGCTTTCGGGATATTTCTTATTAAACCTTCATACTTGTGATTATGCATTTTATCCCTTCTAATCGCAATATTTAAAATAGACTCCAAATCCTTTTCCTCAAATAAATCTCCACGTTTGAGAATAAAATTTTCGAGCTCTTTTATATTGTAATGAGCCAAATTGTCCTCTATATCCAAGAAACCTATCAAAGTTTTGATCAATGGTGCAAATTGTTCTTTCTTCAGATCTAATCTTGAAAGAATGGTGAAAATATTTGTAAATATAGAATTGTATTGTTGTCCAAAATTCCAGTTTTCCAGTTGAATCGCTACAATTTCATTTTTAGCAAAATCATTAAAGAACCCCTTTTTTACATAACTACTCAAAAGATTGTTCAGCTTTAACAGCAGTGTGTCTAAGCTTTCCTGATCAACTTCTATCACTTCCTGTTTAGAAAGTATTTCCTGTAGTTTTGTCGAATGGATATGTAAGATACTTTCTGTTAGGATAAAATCATTGAAATATTGAAGTCCATAGCCCTCAGTATTATAACTGGTCACCAAAGCTTGTAACGTGTGTGCAGTGATTTTCTTGTACTTATTAAATTTCACATAAAAAATAGAATTGCCGTAATGATGTCTGAAACATTTCTCATAATTTACAAGCAGATTGTACGCATAGTTCGGACCTGTTTGCGAGCCTCCGTCATCTATCAATTTCTTTAACCCATCAACTTGCTCAAGGAGCTGATCAACATTATCTTGAACTTTATCAATAAGATCGTCGTCTTTAACTTTCTTTAAGTAATCCAGCACATCCTTCTCGATATAAAATTCCAACTCATTATAAAGCAGCTTATCCATATCGATTGCTCTTATGTTGCTTCGGATTTCTTCCGTATCTTCCAATGATGACATCTGAATCAGATGATATAAAAAAGTAGTATTCAGCGAAGCTAGAAAATAGGTCACTCCTTTTTCAGGACTAATTTTTGTCAAATTCTTTATTTCATTTAAAATAAAATAGGATGTTCTACATTCAACAATTCCAAAAAGCGCAAACCCCTTTTCCAAACTGCCGAAAAAAATATAAACTCAAAGATATGAAAAAGCAGCCATCAGTTGTGGCTGCTGTTGTATTCTATCATTAGGAGATCAGGTTTATAAATATCTTTGACATTAGTATCCGGTTCAAAGGTGCTGAACCTTTTGTCTTGCGGTGTTCTCTTAATAACTCCATTTAGAATGTCGTAAAGGGCCATTTCGTAGAGTTTTAGTCCCATCGGGAGCAATTCCTCCTTCCATAGTGCTGAAGCCGATTTTTGAGGGTTTACATGATATTCCGGAGGTATCCAACACCAATCCTGATAAGCAATATCTCCTCTGTCTATCCCTGCATTAAGCCAGAAGACTGTTCCACCGGTAACGGGTTCATTCATTCGTATGGCCCATTCAATGGCCGAACGCCCCCGATGTCTGGGGAGTAATGAAGGGTGATACCCGAGCCACCCCAAGCGGGGAATATATCTTGTTTTCTTTCCAACATAATCAAAAGAGTGAGCGGTGATGCCCAAATCACATTCCGGCATATTGTCAGCGTTTAAGCTTCCCGCCGGAATGATTGGAATATTCCAGCGGTGGGCTGCTTTACCTATATATTTGTCGTCTATAGGGCAACAAACCCCGACAATTTCAATATCTAATTTCTGACAAAGTCTGAAAACTTCTTCAGCAAAGAATTTCTGGCCTGATATAAAAACTCTAAATTTCTTCATTTCCTAAATATTTAAAACCTTGTACTGCTCTGAAATGTCCGCCAAAGCCCCCGGAGGTCTTCCTCTTTCCTCCCTGAAACCCTTTACCATGTTCCCGCATTGATTTAATACTTCTTGCTTTATTATCTCCTACGAGTTTGGCGGATACCTGCTTCCATTTTTTTGAATTTCTCAAATATCCGCAAAGCTGCGGGTGGGAGGTATGAAAAAAGGTAGGATATTTTCTCCCGAGCCTTCCATTGCCTTCTAAATGGTATTGCATTATTTCATTTAAAAATGCGGTGCCTACTCCGGCTCCCTGCCATTCCGGCATTACAACCAAACGGGTTGCCCTGTATGCATTAGCCGTAAAAAGGGGGCAGACAGCGACATGACAAACGAGTTCTCCGTCAACCGTTCCGACAAAATACTCTGCACAAGGTGGGTGTTTCAGATCTAAATAATAATGCTCTTTAAAAAGTTTCCAGTAAGTTCCGCTTGTCTTCCATATGTCAAGTTTGATGGGAGGTCGTTTTGAGACTTTTTTTTTACTTCACCTGTCCGGGTATCATATACCCAATCAGGTTGCAGCCATTCTACAATATCATAATGGCACGATAATAAAACGATTTGTTTTCCTTTAGTCTTTCGCCAAGCTTTGGAAAAGGCGGCGGCCCCAATTTTTGCGATTTGCCTGTCCACCACTGAGGTAAATTCATCAATGACCGTTTTATCGGGTGCTTCGCAGATAAGACGGGCTAACCCCGCACGGAACTGCTCACCATTGCTTAAGACCTTAAAAGGACGAAGCCAGGAAGGAACGTCACCCAATCCGACTGCTGATAAAGCGCTGGTTACCGCATTCATATCCTGATCCGGGGCAATATCTTCAATAATGGGAAGATCCGGATTCCAACCTTCAGCCAGGTTGGCAATCCCGCTATCCCAGATCTGGCTTCCGATGGAAGTTTTCCCACTTCCCGAAGGTCCTACAATAAGGCCTATCTGCCAGCCGTCCTCTTCAATGGGAAGCTCGGCGGTATGCTCCCAGCTGTGACCGTTTTCGGCATTAAATAAACTCTTTACTTTTTCTGACCTGAACGAATTAAAATTTTCACAGGTATGTTTTACTTCTATTTTCATTTGAATTCTATTTTTGTTTTGATGATATATGCAAACGGGGCTTTATACCGATACTACTTTTAATTTTTTAAAGCCCATTTTTTTTAGTTTTTCAAACAGTTCTTTTTGCTCCTCTTCAGTGTCTACTTTTATGATAATGGCGTGCTGTTGCTTGTAGTTGAAATTTGTCATTTTGTTATATTTATGATGTTATGGTAATTCCGTTTTCTCGTAGTTTTGTTTTTAGAATGGTATTTTCAGCTTTCAATAAATTATTTTCCGCCTTGAGCTGCTCGTTAATACTTTTCTGAAAATCGATTTGCTGCTCCAGCATAAGGACTTTTTTGTCCGAGAGGTCAGCAAATTCTTTGAACTTTAATTCATACCTGCTCCCCAGATCATCCAGTGCTTCTTTATAAAGCTTCACTAGTTTATCGGCGTTTTCAATTTCTTTACCTTCATTGTCGGCATTCATACCGGCCACTTCGGCCCTGAGTTTTCTTTTTCCAAATATAAAGCCCGCAACACCTGTCAGAATTGCACTTAAAAAGGCAATAAAGGGCTCGGTAAATAATTCATTCATAATTTTATATTTCATTAATTTCCTGCTTAAATAATTGGATATACAGTCCCATAAACCGCTCCAGTATATCCACAAGATGTGCGCTTTTGGTTTTGATCAGATACCTGACATATTGCACTGATCCGGCTTTTAGAATCACTTCCTTTTCTTCAATGATTTGCCCGTTATCGTCTGTGGTTCTGGAAATACCTTTTAAAATACCATTCTCGCCCAAAATTTCTTCAAGATTTCCCTCGTGGATCATCCAGTCCGGCATTTTTATACGTTTATGTAAGGTATTTCCGTTTTTCACGATCAGGTACTGGCGGACATTGACATAGATACGGTCCTCGTTTCCCTCCATATCGGGGGTGTTAAACCCTGTTACCACTAATTTCCTGGCAAACTGGGGATAGATGGGATGATCCGGAAGCACTATTTCATGCCATGATTTTCCGGTTTTTTTTATCTCATCCAATACGGCCTGTACTTCAGGCGTCAGAATTAGTTCAGTTTTCATGTTGTTTTTATTAAGACAATAAGATTTTTCCCAGTAAGGTCATTGATAAGCTGCCCTGCCCCCCTGAAAATCTTGTGGCGCTAAACCTGCGGGGATATAAATTATAAGTATTGTTAAACTGCTGATAGGTGGCCCCGTTTCCTTCAGCAATAACATAGACCACCCCATTATAGTAGGCAATGTGGAAAGTATCATTTCTGACAGGCAGATCTGTTCCATTCTGAATTCTCCACGCCCCATAAGGATCGCCGTAAACGACTCCGTAAAAAACATCATCGGCTCCCGTTAACCCACAATGCCACCAGCCCACCATATCGGCCCCGTAGTTACCCAGCCCATTATTGACAGAAAAGGAAACCATGAAACCGGCATTGATCTCATCTATTGAAATCAGCTCATCTGTTGTCGCATGGCACGGCTGACCCAGTGAAATCCCCGTATCATTGACAGATCCGTTTCCGCTGTTAATTTTCCAGTTGGTGATTCCATTAAACTGGCTGTACGTAAGACCTGCTTTAACGATTAATTCAGGCGAGCTTACATTGGTAAGCCCGTTGTGGGTGACAAACACCTGATAATATCCTTCCGGCTTGGTACTCCAGTTGATTCCAAAATTAAGGTTGTTGGGAAAGTTTTGTAACACCGTGAAATTATCCACGTCATACACTTCAGGAGCCGGAAGGTTGGTTCCATTAACATCTTTAATCCTTTTGATTTTGATATAGGCGTTAGGGGTTACATTATCCACAAACAAGTTGATTCCCACCAGCGTTGTATATTGAATAAAATTCTTCGTATTATCAATAAATGGAAGGAGTAACACATCAATCCGGGGCGTACCTACTGAAAAATTTTCCCCCGTGCTACGCAGATCATTTCTAACCTGTGTCTTTTGGGGATCAGTAAGACCGGTCAATAAATTATGCAGATCTGCATAGGTCTGAAACATAAACCTGTATTTGGCACCCGTGAGATCCGACCCATAATAAGCCCTGTTGGCGTAGGTAATCTGGTAAGGTAATGTTTCCGAATTTTCATCAAAGACCAGTGCTTTAGATCTTATTCTTCCGCCACTGAGATGAAGCGCTTCAGTGGGTGATGTCGTACCGATCCCGAATTTGGTGCCATCAGTATAGATTCCGGAGCCTGTGAAGTTGCTACCGTTCCAATAATTCAAATAATTTGAAGGCGGATTGATAGACTTATAATTGACAGCTCCATTGTAGTTTATAAAATAATTTCCTGTGGCAACCGGTTTATTTACCTTATTATCCAGCGCAGCCTGCAAACCTTCAACCATTGCGATGGTAATATTGGTAAGCCCTGTTGGCAGATAATTTTTAACGATATTCTTCTCTCCGCCGATGTAAAAGTAAAGGGCAAAATTTCCATTTCCGTCGGGGATCGGGATAATATCATTTTCCTGGAACTCATAATTTGCAGCATTGGCGGCAAACCCGGCAATTGTATTTTCAAAAGGAAGCGGATCTTTGAGAATCGTTGTCAATCCTAAAGCTTCTATTTTATCCGCTCTTAATTTTCCGTCCTGTACAAATTCATCTAAGATCATGTACAGGGCATCGCTCTGCTGTTTGGACCAGACATTCCCGTACAGGTCATTATTCAAATCATCAACGGTGGCAATATTTTCAGGAAGATCACCCACACCCAGAACAGACTTCCACGATAGAATGTGGGTATTATTTAAATTGGATGCGTCCAGTTTTGCCAGTGTGGTAATGTGGGCATCAGAGCCGGTAAGATGCGTTTCAAATACCGGCTTATCTGTTTTATCTTGCATCGCCGTAGCAAGACCGTCAATCTTATCCATCGGGACCTTATCATCCTTATGCCGGAAAGACGACCATGAGGCGGCAAACTGTGCTTCAGTCGGGAAATCCCCGGTCTGAAACCAGCTTAATATTGTACTTATAGGGGTTGTTGTTGCCATTGTTAAATTAAAAGTTTGGTTCTATAAAAGCGGCTATGGTGTGCGGAATCATAATATTAACCGGGGCATTGCCGCCAAGCTCATTGGTATCCTGAGTAGAGATATTAAATTGATTGCTCCCTCCCGAAAATCCACCGCCGCTTCCTGAAGCCCAGGGGGTTGTTCTGGTATACTGAAATTTTATTTTTGGAAGTTGCTCGATTGTTAGCTTGATCGTTTTATTCCCACTGCTGTTTCCTATGATAGAAAAATCCGGATCGCCCGGGTCCCAGCCGATAATGGTTTTTCCCCTCACATTTTTGGCTTCTTTCCAACCCTGTGGAATCTCATTAACCGGCTTAAACCAGGCCCAGACAATTCCACCGGCCACAATTGGGGCCGTCTTTTGCTTCAGTATTTCAATATCAGCCAGGGCAGCCGAAAATTCCTGCTTTGAAACCGAGTTTTCCACCTGCTGCTGAATATCTTTCAATGTTTTTAATTTTTTAAAATCAGTCCAGTTGTAGCTGGGAACTCCGGAGCCGAATTTTACAGTTTTCTTAATGATCAGAACCTTATCAGTAGTATCCTGAAATGTTTTCATGATTTTTTCTGTATGGACATAGACGGTACCGATGATGGTTCCTCCTTCAAAATACAGGACGTCACCGTCAATGATTACCACGCCCGGACTTACAGTCTGGCCCGTAACCTCACAACCTGAAAGAATCATCAGGTTACCGGCCAGATCACCCAAAACGTTGTAGGTTGATATCGCATCCATGATCGTGGCCATTACATCATTGGTAAGCGGCACCCCGCCGGTTTGCAAAAAATTGATATTAATTCTCATGAGAGTATTTCGATTTGGTAACGTTTACTGATTAATTTATAAAAGTCTATTTCAGCTCTGAGCTGGTGCATATTGATGTTGGTGTCCGGAATTATGACAATAAAGTCGTACTCACTATCCAGTTCGCCCTGAGTTCTTAAATAAACAGGCTTTTCTTCTTTCAGCCATTTCATTGTATTGGTCGGGTCATCACTATAATAACCCGGCGAGCCGGGGCTGGTCTCCGCTTCAGTATAGAGATAAACGCCTTCATATTGCACAGCGTTTACAATTCTGATTCGTCTTTCCAAAACATCGAAAGCATCATTCAGCCTTCTTTCCATTGAGAACTTCTGAAAATTGAAATTCATTTTAATTAAATTCTGTTTTCTTGCTCGCAAAAACTCAATGTATAGCCCTTCAATGGGAAAGATCAAACACCATAAATAATTAAGAGTAACCTGTTTTCTCCTGAATGTAGGCAGCCACCAAAGGACCAGTCTTTTAAAATTGATACTAAACAACTGATCTTTCATTATTCGAAAGGGGTATAATTAATGTATTGTATCTGACTCCAGTCTTCAATTTTAAACCTTCCGGATCTGGGTATCCTGCTAATCTCAATCGGCTGGAATAATCCATACCCCGCACCCGGCTCAATCCATCTACTGGACACCTGTAATTTTTGCAGATCTTTGACACCGTTAACGGCCTGCAAAGCATTTTCCAGAGCTTCCACAGAAAGTTCCCCATTAAAAGGCAAATTTTTCAGAAACCTTTCAATAGCAATCTTTACAGGGTATTCCGCCGTTAGGATGCTCATACCGTCCGGATGCATAATAAGTGGATCATAACATATTTTGTATTGTAGCAAAAGGATATCCGGCAGGAAATTAACCACCACAATATGATCTCCGGTCGCCTGTATTCTTTCGATATACGTCTTAAATGCAAGGGCTTTTTCGGTAGGTATGATCTCATCCATATTTTCGCCGGCAATTTTCATCGATATTCTTTTCATTCCACTGCCGCTGATATTGGGTGTAACTGAGGCATATTTTATGATCCTGGAATCTTCAATATTCTGCCCTGTGGCGACAATAACATTCCCGTTACCGTCTTTGTATGTTGGCAAAAAAGCTCCGGTATATGAATCAGGATCAAGCTCAAACCCATACTGAAAGTAAAGGGCTTTTTCCCGGTACCATTTTTCATTAGGTATCTTCTGGGTGGCAATTTTTTCATCGATCTCCCTGATATGTAACCGCAGGGCCTGCTGAAAATTAAAGATCATGAAGGCCACTGTTTCCAGCATATTACGCCAGACAGCGGTCTTGGAAGTTGAGGAAAGCCCCTGTAAATGAGGGTTAGATTCTTTCAGTGAAAGAATAAACCCGATGAGTTCCTGAAGTGTAGCATTCATATTAACTTGTTTTAAAATTGTTTCCGATCTGCATATAGCCGATACCTTTTAAGGTGGGAATCTCGCTATCCCCAATATCTGAGTGGCTTGTTGCCGGTTCTATTTTCTTTGCGCTGTACATATTTAAAACATCCGTGTTTTTCAATACGTTTTCCGGGATTTCGATGGATATTCCCGCCTCTAACTGATCCGACACTGAAAAGCCGTTACGGGTTGCAATCTCAAAGCAGCTCTCCACAGTCCCGGTATGCTGCAGGGCAACATCCAGAATAGACTGGTTATGTAAAATGATTTCTTTCATTACGTTACTTTTCCCTGTGTTAGAGGTCCGCCATTTGGGGGACAAACCCCGGTGACCGTTCCACTTTTTACATATTCTTCAAAGGCTTCCGCCAGTTCTTGGGCTGCTGTTTCAGCATTGTTTTTTGTCTTGGGGTTGCTCAGTATGGCGGTAAGCCTTTGAATGAGCTTCGTTTTGTTAAGGGGCATTTCTATGAGCGTTTATAGTAAAATTTTCAGCGTCCTCGATCCTGAAATCGATATTCTTAAAACCGTCATATTGCAGTTGTTCGTTTACTTCCCGGGTGATTCCCTGACGGGTGCCACGGGCTTTTAACATTCGTAGCATTTGGGCACCTAACAGCGGACTGTTTTTAAATTCTGATTTAAAAGAAATCAGGATGCTTTCAATTTCCTGTTGCTCGGAATTCCCGATCTGGAAATCTCCATTAATAATGGAAATATCATTTTCATCGTTTAAGAGTATATCAGACATATCTTTTAGGTTAAAATTTTGTTTAATGCTTGTTTATTGGTTCCCACAATGTCATTTTTAATCTGCATAATGGCGGGAACATCCGGGGTTACCCCAATAGAGACCACCACTTTTGCCAGTTCATCACAAAGTTTTCCGAAACCGTCCTGAAGCCCGTTCAGAACATCTTTTAAGTTTTCCCCGTCCCGGTTGAACTGAAAGCCGGTACGGTCAAAAGTAAATGCCGATTCTTCATTCCTGAACTCAATTTTTTCTACCTCACTCACTGCTAATATTGATGCACTACCATCGCCTGTTAAGCCTACTACTACAATACTTCCTACTTTTGGGTAAACAACCAACCGGTTTTGTGTGTTTTTCACAATGGAATTAATCGAACAGTTCCAGATGTCTTTCTGGGATGTTTCCAAAACTATGTGACAAGTTTGCTCTCTAATGCTTATTACTTTCGCATTTGCAACCTCTATTGGAAACCTATTGAGTAATTGTTTTAAACTCTCCATCTCTATATATTTTTGCTATATCAATGATTCTACGATAGCCGCCATTGGCACTGACATTGATTTCAATTTCATCAGCAAAATTTTTAGTATTCCGCTCATCATATTTTTTATCAACTACCTGTACTACCTGTCCGTGCTCTACCCGTGGCCAGCCAAAGGAACTTATTGTACCTTTGTAACCGCCTCTTGTTTTTTTATTTTTTAATCGTGACTCAGCATTATTTTTCAAAGTTTCTTTGTCTAGCCCAGCGCTAAAATCCCAATGCTCAATATCCCCGCCGTCTTCTCCGAGCTCGATTCTCTCATAAGCGCCATTACTTTGTTTACTTCTCGCATAAATCTTCACCTTGGCTTCCTCCGGGAATATATACTGGAGGTTGTGGTCAATAATGTTTTCAACGTACTCAAAAACCGGCTGCTTTTTGGATACTTTTTCATCGGTATAGACTTTACCACACACCAGACGTCCGTCTCTGAAAAAGGTATAAATACCTGCTTTCTCCTGAAGCTCGTTGAACACTTTAACGGCCGTAGTCTGTTTCATGGAAAAGTCACCGTATATTTCATCAATACAGTCCAGCTCATAGCCCGGTGCCACCGCCTGAATAATCTGGGCAACGGTTGCATTTTCGATGGAAACATTCGTTTCCTTTCTTTTCAGCTGCCACATTTCATCTTCACAAATAATATCATAGGGAATAGTAACCCGGGGGGATCTTGCCACATACCCTGTAAACTCTGTAAAAAGTTGGCGGTTATATCCCAGTTTGATTTCCACTTTATCACCAACTTTTATGAAGCTTCCAAGATGCTCAACGGGTTTTAAGATTCCACCGGAATCATAATAGTAGATGGCTTTCGGCAGCTTTATCGTTGCTGTATCGGTGAAGGTTTTCCAGCTTTTCCGGATGTTAATTTCTGTTGCGGCGGTAAATTTCAGCTTACCGATTATAATTTCAATACAGGGTACCATTATGGGGATATGATAAAGGGGATTTTACTTTTTGCCTCGATTTCAAAAGCCTGAATATTCGAATACCCGACCTGTGGGGTTAAGGTGAGCTTATGGATACTCATATAATGAATACCGAGCATTGTTAACAGGGTACCTTCACATTCCAGTAACGAGGTTTTCAATTCGCATACCCTTTGAAGCTCTTTCACCTGCTGCTCTGGGTAATCGGTACTTTCATAATTGATGATCAGCCCCCGGATCGTCAGTTGCCAGTCATCCAGTGCTATCAGCTCTTCTACGATTCCATCACGTCCAAAAATATCGGTTTCCACGATCTTTTTAGGTCTTATGGGCTCAATAGTGGTTTCAAGGGGAAATGAATAGCCGGCAAACTGCTCCCCGGTACCCTCAATATAAGAGGGCTTCAGGTCAATAAAATCCCAGACCGGCGTTCCCATTGCAGAAACTTTGGCCAACTGGCTATGGGTTGGGAGTACCTCAATATCATCAAACCTATTGAAAAGCGCCTCTGCAACGGTTTCAGTGGCAAAGCCCAGCTTAAATGGGAAGTGTCTTCCCATCAGTTCCTTTATATTAATATTATAATTCGACATTTTCTCTATCTTTTGCGTTAGCCCGTTTGTTTTCAAAATACAATACCCATTTGAGCTGCTCCCATTTATTCCAGAAAACCGGATCGTCCAGCTCTTCAGGATATGGGATTTTAAAATGATAGCTTAACAGGGCATTTACTTTACGGACAAAATCAAAACCGGCCTCCTTATTAATGGGAAGCCCTAAACTTCCCCCAGCTCTGCTTCTAAAAATTTGATGATTCCTGAAGCCTGAATGGCTGCCGTATCGGCAATGTCCCCGCTCATTTTCAATCTTTCATCCCCGCCAAGCCAGCAGTTGTCACGGATAAACTCCCCGCATTCCAGAATTTTATTCTGTGAATACATAGAAAGCGCTGTGGCTTTAATTTCCCGTCCGGGAGGTTTGAGATACCCGACAATAGGGTTTCCGTCTTTATCTTTTACCGTCAGCTTGTGGAGCTTATCCGTTTTAAATTTCTTCTTCCATTCCGAAATCTGCTCGGGGGTAATGTTACCTTCTTTTGTTTCAATAGACATTTTCTTTAATTGTATTTTATTATGGAGTTCGTTGTTGGTATTCTTTGTTGTAAAAGGGATGTTCATTTCTTTACACTGATCCCTTAATTCCTGCCTTTTCATTATGCTGCAAAATCTATATCATGAATATATAGCGGGCTTTCCACTACCAGTGCGCTGTTGCTTCCCGCTTCAGCCGATCTTCCGTTTTCTTTGAATTTACAGCCGTAAAGGACATGGCAGACCTGAAGGCCGGCATCATCCACATAGGATACAGTGATCGGGAACGGCGGAATATCCTGAAGGGTTTTTCCTTTCGGAAGTTTCGCTTGTATGGCGTCTACCGTTTCACTTAAAAGCCCGATGCTTCCCTCGCAGACTTCATCCCCCTGGGTATAGCCCACCGATTTGGTGGTTCCCACGACTTTAACCGGATCAATGGCATCGGTTCTTTTGTATTCTATTTTGGTGACTCCCATAAAGGTGGCCCCCAGAGCAGTAATACGGACGTTGCCGTAGTTCCTGTATTTTCCGTTAATTCTTGTCTGTGTAACCATTATTAATTTGTATTTAAAGGATTTCTGAAGCCTACTTTTAGGGTGATTCTTCTTCCGATGGCTACCGGAATAAAAGTCAGGTAAACTTCAAATTCACTTGATGCCAGTACATTCTGCTCGGGGTTGATATAGGCATCAACACCGCCGCTGATATCCCCGGCGGCCACCATCGGATCAAGCGAAACCTTTGTTGTTGTTTCCAGATCCTTCACCGTTTCCGGGGCCATAAATCCGGTGTTTTCATCGACGTATAAACGTCCTTTTACCTTCGGGGTTAATGCCGCCTTGGCCAGCTTAATGGCTTTCTTAATGGTCCTGTTGTTTTCAGTATAGCCGTAATCAGAAGTGATTTTATCGCAGGTATGGGTATCATTGATAAAAATTCCTGCCGTGGAAGAAACCCCGCCGATACCAAACACAGGAGCAAAGAAAATATAACCTTTGCCATCAAGGGTGTCCAGATCCGTATCTGAATAAGTACCAAGGCGGGTTCCTGAACTTAATCCCGGAATGATAAAAGTCCTTTCATCTACATGGGTCAGGTTAAAATCAGCGGTCTGTTCACCCGCATTTTGCGAAACCGCCGCTTTGGAGACCATTGCCGCAAAATCTTCAACCGCTGCATATCCCTTGTAAAGATCCCCCCGGCTGGAAACTTCGAAATCGGCTCCGATGACAACGGAAACGTCCGGGCATTCGCTCAAAAGAGTTCTAAGGTTAAGAGCCCCCGCCGAGGTTCCTGAAAAGCTTCTTCCCTCAATATATATTTCCGTATAGCGGTCTTTTGCCCATTCTGCATTTGAAAGTGCCTGCGCTTTGTAAATGGCGTCAATACTATCTTTATCAAGCCCCGTTTCGATGGTCGGGGTATAGTCTTCTTTGGGATTTAACGAAACTGAAACCTGAACGATTTCCCCGGCTTTTTCACGCAGTAACCGGGCCAGGTAGTTATTGTCCTTGTCTACCATCTGGGTCAGGGTTACCCCTTGGGGCACCGGCATGAAATGAACCATAATGGAGGGATTGTGAACAAAGAACCTTCTGAGTCTTTCATGCACAAGCACCTTATGGGTCTGGTCATATTCTTTTGTGATCCCCAGTGTCTCCACCTGTTGAATATTTTTCAGCGTGTAGATATTTCCCAGTTCCATTTCGGAAGTAGCGACGGCGTTCATCACGCTGCCGGTAACCATATCGGCGGAAGGGCTTCTTCTTCCAAGCCCGCCGTTAAGCTTCTGTACGATCAGTCTGGGCCGCATTTTTTCTTGTTTTTGTCAGGTTCGTTTTGTTTGCTTCTTCAATCTGTATATTGAGCGCTTCCAGCTGTTTTTTCAGATTTTCGTTCTCTTCTTCCACTTTGGAAAGTTTCTCCAGCTCTATATTGGCTTCCGTTAGAAGACGGTCTTTTTCCGCATATTTTTCACGAAGTGAAATAACGGCGGTCAGTGTTTCATCGGTATCCGCATCTGCCGGTTCATAATCATGGTCAAGGTCACAAACGGAAGCAATATCTTCCATCGCTGCGGTTAGTGTTTTAAGAGCCAGCTGAGTATTGTACAAAGCTTCCTGTAAATCCGGATCATCCTCGTCCTGAGTCCCGTCACGAAAAAAGATTTCCGGGTCAAGGTCAAAGCCCCTGAGAATATGGTATTCTTTGGCCGCTTTTTCATCAAAAAAGCATTGCCCGTTTTCCGAAATAAACACCTTGCTTACTTCCGGGTACTGTTCAAAAAGCGCGTTGGCTTTTTTTTGAAATTTCTTTGTATCAGACATACGTATTTTTGTTGTTGTGAGTTCATATTGCCGGTTGGGGTGGTTTCCCGCCACAGAAAACCCACACCACCGGTTTTATAGATATAGAGTTAAAAAAGATTTCATTTTAATAATTCAGATAACCTTTAATGGTTGTTCTATGGCGTTTTTTTCTCAGGACTTTGATTCCCTCCCGGCTCCCGGCATCATTAGTATTTCCTTCTATAGTATAAATAAATTCATTATCGAAATGCTCAACGAGGCCGGTGTGGCCTTTTCCTTTTCCAAAGTCCATAATAAACACGGACCCGATCTTTGGAACGGAGGTTTTTATAGGTTGGGGGGCTTTGTTCCAGGCATGGAGTACGCTCCCGGTTTTAATCGCCGTATTGCTTACTTCCAGTGATTTTGCGGCTTCCTTGTAACACCAGTATACAAAGGCCATACACCAGGGGGCCGCAAAATTGATTCCTACACTTGATAAATAGGTTTTTACAGGTTCCCCCCAATTGGAGCCGGGGGGATTTTCCTGTTTCCCGATTTGGGTCACGGCAATTTTGACTGCTTTTATAGATAAATTCATGGTGAGTAGTTTTTACCCGTTATCAGAAATAAGAGCCCCGAAACCGTACTCCTGTTTTTTATCGCAGAGTCCATAAGCCTGTAACCTGAACTCAGATTCCGGATCAGCACTTACCGTGTCCTGATGTTCCGGTTTGTAAAGGATCTTTAAATTTTCCAGGTGGTAGACCGTATTGGGGGAATAGAAAAAGGTTGAGGCAAATTGATCCCCGGCTTCTCTGATTGATCCCCTGGCTTTCAGCTCGCCGGAAGGAGAATATAACGGAGCCGCATTATTCTCCCACATTCTCATTTTATAGAACCTTTTGAATTCTCCGGTATCTTTATCAAATTCCAGATTATCCCTGTGGTTAGCGGTTCCGGCTTTATCAATTTTAAGATCTGATCTGTGGTCGGCATTCAAGATCATATTCCAGAAGTTCGGGGATTCTGAGGTGTCGTCATCAATCAGATTTAAAACTTCAATTTCATTATAGAAATTAATAAGATCCTGATACGTCAGTCTTTTTCTGCCATTAAAAACAGGGCCTGTAGTCTTGAGTACCGGCATAGATCCGGAAACATGCTTATAGGGAGCCAGTTTGTTTAAAACATAATCACGTACCCCGATTCTAAAGCTCTGCGAATGTTTGGTACGCACCGTTGATCTCTTATCAAAGGCCAGTGATCTTATTTCAGCATCATTAACCTTTGTTGGATCAGTATCCAGTTTATCCCATGGAATGATGCTGTTTTTACCAAGCATTGATTTTGCAGAAAAAGGGGCCGTGTTGTTGACATAAAAACCGACATTATTGATCAGCTTATTCTGGCGAAGGCCGTCCGCTGTTTTAGCTCCTTCTGGTGCCGGTTCGAGTGCCACTAAAAACCTATCGTTATAATTTTTAAACTCCTTTAATAATTGGGGAGCTACAAATTTGTTCAGGTATAACCCGTCTATTAAATCAGGCATAATTATGTTGTAAATTCGGCGTTAAACAATTTTTCAAATTCCTCCTCGGCTTCTTCATTAAGCCTTTCCAGACCTTTCGGGTCTTTCTCTTGCCAGTCTGAGAAGCTCCATTTTTCACGGCCGTTTAAAAGCTCGTGCCTGTCATGGTCTACTATGGGGTTTTGTCTTACCAGCTGGCCGTTGGGGTCAGGTTTTCCAGCCATTCTTTCCAGTGATTTTGCCACCAGCGTATAATTTTTGATGGCGTCGTTTTTCCATTCGTCCTTTTCTGCGGCGGTAATTTTTCCGGCCTTTAGGGCGGCGGAGATCAGCACCTCCGCCTGGGACTGTTTAAATTCTTTCAGTTCATTTTCCAGCGTGTCGGTTCTTTGCGCCTTGCCGATCAGGGTTTCAAGATGATTTTCAAAATCTTTATCTGAAGACAAGACGGTTAGGGCTCCCGCTAATCCGGCCGCAGAAAGGGCGGCCAATAGGGTTTCTTTTTTCATGTCTGTATGTTGATTGTTATTATTTTGTTCTTCGGACGGCTCCTCCGGTAGGGTAAAACTCTCGAAAGCCTCCTCCGGGGTTTTGTTGGTCATGTTTTCGGCCTGTTGATTTTTTCTTTTTTTAGCGGGCTTTATAACGCTGTCACAGATGCCCAGTTCCATGCATTTACCTGAATCCAGCCAGTGGTCCTGACCGGAATCAAACCAGTTTTTAATCGTTTCGGGATCTGCCTTTGTTCTTTCGCCAAAGATCTTTCCCAGCCGCTCTTCGCAGCTTTCAATCTGCTGAATCCCGTTTTTAAAATCATTCTTATTTCCGAAACAGCCCGCCGTAACAGCGTGCATCATAAAAAAGGCATTTTCATTCATTTCGATTTCATCAGCGGCCAGGGCTATGACTCCACCCATTGATGCAGCCATCCCTTCGACAATAACTTTAGTATGGCCCTGGGAGCCTAAAATCAAATCATAAATGGCCAGCCCTTCGTAAACAGAGCCCCCGCCGCAGTGCATTCGTATCGTCAGATCATTATTATTCTCAAGCGCATCCCTGAATACCTGCTGAAACCTTTTATAATCAAACTCGTCATATTTTCCGATATAACCGTAGAGCCTTATTTCCGGGTTTCCGGAAGCCTGATTTCTGAGCTGATAATGAAAGGGTTTTTTAGACATTCTTTTCCGTTTTGATGGGGCAAAGATTGTCTAAAAAACAGCCCGGTAAAAGCCGCCTGTTAGGGGTTGAATGTTTTTATGTAATGACTGCCGGGATCGGTACAGCCACTAAGAGACAGCTTCGGTAAAACCTTTATATAAAGCAATTTTGTATCATATACATGAAGAAATGAATGAGAAAAAAAAGCTTTCAGGGGATGAAAAATATGCCATTGCGCAGGATCTTTATCTTGAGACCGACAAGACCCAGAAAGAAATTGCCCAAATCGTACACGTTACAGAAAAAACGCTCGGGAAATGGAAAACTGAAGGTGAATGGGAACTGTTAAAAAGTGCGTCAACGGTAACGGCCCGTAAGATCATTGATAACCTTTATAAAAGGGCCCATATTTTAAGTGAAGACCCTAAAAGTAAACCTAACGACATTATCCAGATCGCCAACAGTATTGAAAAGCTTTCGAATAAAAAAGTAACGGTGAGCCAGATCATCAACGTATTTAAGGATTTTATCACCTATGCTTTCAGCCAGAACCCTGAACTGGCCAAGGAAATCAACCTGCTGCAGAAAAAATATGTGGACCATAAAATCGGTGAAAACTAATGTCAGGAGCGGCGATCACCAAAAGGGATTATAATGAGTGGCTCGAATTCTGCCAGCAGGTTCAGAGCAGTACTGCCGTGGCTTTTAATGACACAGAAGAAACCCAAAAGCTCAGGATCAAAAGAGCCTTAACGGACTACAACTATTTTGTCAAAACCTATTTTGAAATCTATGCCGATGCGGATTGTGCCGATTTTCATATTGATTTTGCGGGTGAATGTCTTTCTGATCCCAATTTCTTTGGGATAGCTGAATGGCCACGGGAGCACGCAAAATCGGTCCACCTTACCATTATCATTCCCATGTGGCTTATTGCCCATAAGGAGCTTACCGGGATGATCCTGATGGGTAAAAATGAAGATGACGCCTGCAACCTGCTCTCTGATGTCCAGGCACAGCTTCAGTCCAATAAACTGTTCGCCCATGATTTCGGGGAGCAATACAATTACGGCTCCTGGGAGGACGGGGATTTTACCACCCGGGACGGCATCCGTTTTCTGGCCTTTGGGCGGGACCAGTCTCCCAGAGGAGCCCGGGAAAATGAAAAACGTCCGAACTATGGCGTGGTGGATGATGTGGATGACGATGATATTGTCCACAATCCTAAACGGGTAGATAAGGTGGTTAAAAAAATATTGGGGGCGATGTATTTTGCCCTCAGCATCAAAGGAGCCCGGTTTGCAATGGGTGGCAACCGTATTCATCACAATTCTATTCTGGCCAATATCGTGGGCGATACCAAACCGGGAGCCCGTAAGAGAGAAGGAATTTACCATTCCAAGGTGAAAGCCATTGAAAACGGAAAACCCGCATGGTGGCAGCGCTATTCTCTTCAGGAGCTTTTAAGAAAGATTATGAAAGCCGGGCCTGTGCTGGCCAAGCAGGAATTTTTTCACGAAACCGATATTGAAGGGAAAATATTTAAAAACAAATATTTCCGTTTTGCCCGGCTTCCCCACCTCTCAAAAATGGATATCATCATCGGGTATTTTGATCCCAGTTTTGAGAACAGCCAGACCTCGGATTTTAAGGCGGTTTCAGTATGGGGACAGGACCGCTTCAAGCGCTACTGTATTAAAAGGTTTAACCGCCGCTGTGAACTGGAGGACGTTTTCCAGTGGATGATCAAGGTAGAAAAGAACCTGCCGCCCCGGGTGGGTATTATCTGGTATATGGAAAAACAATTTTATACCCGCCCGGTGAAAAAAGCCCTCAGACGGGCCTGTAAAAAATATAAATATCCCCTTAGCGTCTTAACTGACGAAAGACAGAAACCCAACAAATATACACGCATGGTCAGAATGGAGCCGGAATATTCCTCCGGGAATGTGGTCTACAACATTGAGGACGAAAACGATCCGGATATGGTAGAAGGTAACCTTCAGGTAAAAGGAATAGAGCCCGGCTATAATACCCCGGATGATGCCCCGGATGCCGACGAGGGAGCATGGTTCTATCTAGATCAGTTCGTTGTAGCGGATTCCGATGACTGGGACCAGGATGCCCTGGGGATGGGAAAACACGAAAGAAACGAAGATAACAGCTATTAAAAATATTAACAATGCCTTTTTTAACAGATACCGACTACGAAGTACAGATCCGAAACTGGATCAGACAAATTATCATTCAGAGGAAAGAAAATGTCCAGCATCAGGCTGAACTCGCCGCACAGGGAGAAATGGAAAGCTACCTGAGACAAAGATACGATGTGAAAAAAATCTTTTCAGCGACCACAGAAGAGCGCAATGCCCTTATTATCCTGTATATGGTAGATATTACCATCTACCATCTGCACGCTAATACAGCCGGAGACGTGATCCCGGAAATGCGGATCATCCGTTATAATGCGGCCAAAGACTGGCTCAAAGCCGTTGCCAGGGGTGAAATTTCTCCCGACTTACCGGAAAGACCTGAAGAAGGTGGCGGAGAAACAGGAAATCAGGTTATAGAATTCGGAAGCAACCCGAAATATTCAGAGCGCTATTAATCACCCTTTAAACTCTTTTTAAATGAATTTTAAATTATCAGAAATACAGGATTTCGTCAGAAATGCTTTTACCGGTGGCAAAAATACGGACCATGAGAGAGCCGTCACCCGGATGGTGGAATCCATTAAACGCCAGCGTACTTTATATAATAAAGAGATCAGGGATTGGAAGGTAGCCAAAGCCACTGCAATGGACCCAATAATGCCCCGCCGCAAACTTCTTATTGATATGATGGAGGAAGTGCTGGACGATCCTTTTATTTACGGTCGATCAGAAACCCGCAAGCTCAGGGTTGCCAATAAAACGGCAGTTATTGTCGATAAAAAAGGGGAAATCAACGAGGAAAAAACAAAACTGATCCAGAAGCTTTGGTTTAAAAACATGATTAAATATACCCTTGACAGCATTTACTTCAGCTATACCCTCATGTATCCAAAAGAGCTGGACGAAAACGGACTCATCAAAAAGCTCTCTTTTGTGTACCGGGATCATATTGTCCCGGAAACCACAGAACTCCTGGTTTACCCTTTTGATCTTCACGGGGAAAACTTCTCAGAAGGAAACCTTAAAAAATGGACGCTCTGGGTGAATCATGAGCACTCAATCGGATTATTGAACAAAGCCATCCCACTGTGGATCTTTAAAAAGCATTCGTGGCAAAACTGGGATGAGTTTGAGGAAATGTTCGGAATCCCGATGCGAACCGCCAAGGTGGCCTCTACCGATCCCCGGGTAAAAAAAGAGATCGACAAATGGCTCAAAGACCTGGGATCGGCCGGATGGGCCAGATTCCCGGAAGGTGTAGAAATAGACATTAAAGAATCCAACAGCCGGGACAGCTTCAATGTATTCAATGAAAAAAGAAAAGCCTGTAATGAAGAGCTGGCGAATCTTTTTGACGGGAATTCCGAAACGGCAAAAGATACCGGAAGCAGGGCCAAAACCGGTGAGATCATCAACGGAACCCAGAAGCTCATCACAATGGATGACGAAACCTTTGTCATGTTTTTTATCAATGACGATGTGCTGCCCTGGCTTCGTGAAATGGGGTATCCTTTTGATGAATCCGACTCCTGCATATGGAATGACAACGAAAAATTAACCCCGAAGGAAAGACTGGAAATTTTTAAAGGAGTTAAAGATCTTGGATACAGGATTAAAAAAGAACAGATCGAAACTGAGCTTGATGTTGAAATCATCGGAGAAATCTCCAGTGGTACCCCAACTGACGAGCCCAAGCTACCCACCCCAAAGAATAGGCATGTAAATTTTAAGGAGGGGCTGGTATCCCAGGCAAATTTAACATGTTTGGCAGATGGTTTGCCAGCCCCCGTTAATGCAAGAGATCTGACCAGAGAGGAAGAAAATTTTCTGCGTCAGCTCTATGAAAACCCCGGTGCTATTACCTGGAGCTATAATGAATTCAAAGCCTCACACCGTCCGCTGTTAGAAGTTATAAAACGGGGGTTCGGGAAAATGAATTTTGATTTTGACAGTACTGATCACAGAAGAATGCGGGCCTGGATGAATAACATCCACCGCTTTGGGGTAGATAAGACCCAGGCGGAAGTCTATGAGCTCAACCAGATGCTTAAGGACCCGGAAGTAAAGAGTTTTAATGACTTCCGAAATAAGGCAAAGTCGGTATTCCCGGATTATAAAGAGCGCCACTTGGAGACCGAATGGGATCACGCCGGAGCCACCTCTTCAATGGCTGCCCGATACCAGGAAATGATGGACGATATAGACATTGCTCCCTACTGGAAATTCGATGCTATTCAGGACGAAAGGACAACGGTCATATGTAATGCACTAAGCGGAAAAGTTTTTGATAAAAGGGACAAAAACTCATGGCGTTTTTTACCACCGCTTCATTTTAAATGCCGCTCGGATGCCCAGGATATTTTTGATGACTATGATGGAGAAATCACGGATTTTGAAGGAGCCATAAAAACCGATCCGGATGGTTGGGAAAGAATGCAGAAACAGGGCTTTGACGTGAACTGGGGAGATAGTGACGAAATATTTACCCAGGCACAAAGCTACCTGAAAAAACTACCGAAAGACACCACCCCAATAGATGTGGATGATCTGGGGATCACAAACTACGGACTCTCAGAATGGGCAAAGGTTCAAAAACATTCTTATCCTGAAAAGGCGGTAACCATCAAAAGCCACATTGATAAAACGGGAATGGCCAGAATTATCACCTCTGAAGGACTGCCGGTATGGATGGGGACAAAGACCCTGAAGGCCGATGATATGCTGTTTACAAAGATCCGTGAAACATTAATGAATCCGGATGAAGTCTACTGGAGCGATTCCGGCAAAGTTCCACAATCGGTATTCATGAGATTTTATAAAGACGGGGCTTTTACAGTAACTACTGAATCATTCAAAGTGATTCAGTCCAAAATGATGAAGGATGCGGACTCCATTCGTAAAGGTCTGCTTGTTAATATCACCAAGAAATAAAATAGTAAAAAGATGAACGGTTTACAATATGCACTTGATTTAATTGACCGCTCTTTTTCCAGCGGCATAAGCCGGGCCAGAAATGAGACCCGGGGGCTGGATGATGCGGTTAATAATACCAACCGGGGAATCGGAAGGCTAAGAGGTACTGGACAAAGTGCTTTCAGCAGCATTGCGCAATATGCAAAAACTGCCGGGCTGGCTATTTTAGCCGCTCTGTCGGTGGGGGCGGTCATTAGTTTCGGAAAGGAGCTAACCGGCATCACTGCCAAATTTGAGGGAATGGAAAATGCCATTGTCTTTGCTTCGGGGCAGGAAGGCGCAAAAAACATGGAGTTTCTGGATGCCACGATTAAGAACCTTAACCTTAATATGGAATCTTCTTACAAGGGATTCCAGACTTTAACCGGATCACTCAAAGGAACCGCTCTGGAAGGTCAGGCCACCCGGGATATTTTTGAAGCCGTGGGGATTGCCGCTTCTGTGATGAACCTCTCGGCCGAGCAAAGTGAAGGAGCATTTCTGGCTCTTTCACAAATGGCGTCTAAGGGCAAAGTTTCAGCCGAGGAACTTCGTGCCCAGCTGGGAGAAAGGATTCCCGGAGCCCTGGGAATTGCCGCCCGGGCAATGGGAATGACCCAGGCACAGTTTAATGAAATGTTAGACAGCGGTAAAATTATGGCTGAAGACTTCCTTCCCAGGTTTTCAAAGGAATTAAAAAACACTTTTGAGGGCGGTTTACCGGCTGCCATGAATTCCATGCAGTCGGCCATTAACAGACAGGAGAATGCTCTTACACAGTTTAAACTGAAAACAGGTGAAGCATTCCGTCCCCTGATCATTGGGGTACTGGAGGCCGGAAATTATCTTTTCAGCTTCCTTTCTGATATGATGAATTACACCGAGCCGGTGAAAAATGTACTTTCAGAGGTGGCGGCGGCTTTCCAGCCGGTAGTTAATGCTATTAGAAACAACGGATTCATTCATTTTTCCGCTGATACCAACCTGGCTAAATTAGCAATGGAAGGTATCGCCGGGGTAATCCGGTTTGTAACCCCGCTCCTGGAACTGCTTTTTAAAATCATTGGTGGTGTGGAATCGGCATTTAATTATGTACGTAAAGCTTTAATGGAAAATATAACGGCCATGTATGAGTCCGGGAATGTAGCTCAGTTTCTTTCCAATATTATAGGGATTTTAACCTGGGTCTGGGAGCTTCTATCGCCTGCGGTTAGCTATGCCGGTGAAATATTAGGAGTGGTTATCGGGGTTGTCTTACAATCGATAGATGCCATATTGGGCGTTATTAATGCCCTTCTCGAATGGGGTAAAAAAACGGTATGGATTCAGCGGCTCCTGGGAGCCTGGTCAGGAATGATTCACTCCATATTTAAAAGTATTAAAGAGATGGCGATTAATATTCTGGGGGGCGTGGGTGATCTTTTGGTAGGGATTTTTACCCTTGATACCGATAAAATAAAATCAGCTTTTTTAAAGGGTTTCGGTGCCATAAAGGAAACTTCAAAATTAATACCTCTTGCCGTAAGAGGTGCCTATGACGGATGGAATAAAGAGCTGGAAAAGCCGGTTAAAAAAGCGGTTAAAATTACCACTAAAAATCAGGTACTAACAGGGCCCGGCGCTCCTGCATCATCCCTTGCCGCTCCCGATGGGAAGCCTTCATCGGCACTCTCTCCGGCGGGAGGTTCTGGCACCAAAAATAAAAAGGATAAAGCCAAAAATTCACTTTCAGGTTCTTCAGCCGCCGGGGACGGGAAAAAGATGATCTTCAATATTCAGTCTTTTGTGAAGGAATTAACCATTAAAACCACCAACATCAAAGAAAGCCCGCAGGAGATCAGAAAGATCATTGAACAGATATTTAACGAAACACTCGCAGACATAGAAATAAGAGCCAATGCGTAACCAGGATAATGCAAGGGAGCTGGACAGGCTCACCGCAAGATACAGGAATTTTAAAAGAACCATCCCGCAAAAGGCGGCCATCACAATGGTGAATTTCTTTAAACGGAATTTTAATGTAGGCGGCTTTGTGGGGGTTCCTTTTCAAAGATGGAAAAAAAGCACATACCCCGGGGCCAGGGCCACAATGGTACGCTCCGGGAATACCCGTCGGGATATCAAAAAGCTTCAGGTATCGGAGTCCCGGGTTGTGGTAGGAATCGGAAATCATAACCATTATGCAAAGATCCATAATGAAGGAGGAAAGATTCCTGTAACCCCGAAGATGCGCCGCTTCTTCTGGGCTAAATATAAAGATACCGGGAAAGAGTACTGGAAGTGGCTCGCCCTGACAAAAAAAACACATATAGACATTCCGCAGCGTAAATTTATCGGCGACTCTAAAGCCCTTGAAAAAACGCTGGACCGTATGATTATTTCAGAACTTAGAAAAATAGCAGAATGAGTATTAAAGCAGTTGTATTTAAAGAAATATCCGATCATCTGGAATCCCGGGTGGAGCAGCTCGTCTACATAGACAAAGATCGTGGACAGGTAGAAAAAGAGAATGTTATTATGGTTCCCAAACCTGCTGTTTTAATCGCCTTTATGCGTTTTGAATGGTCAGACATTGGCGGGGGTGTCAAACAGGGAAAAGGACTTGTCCGTGTCCGTGTAATCTGCGAAAATTATGCGGAAAGCTACTCTGGTAGTATCGACCAGGAGCTGGCACTGAGTTTTTTTGATCTTAATGAGAAAGTCGACGCAGCACTGGAAGGATTCAGCGGCACTAAATTCAGCGAAATGAAAAAGGTTTCTGACGAGGACGATCTGGATCATAATAATGTTATTGTTACGGTCTATGAATATGAAACTACTATTATCGATGATTCAAAGGCAGAATGCTTAAAAATGATCAAAGTAGATGCCGAGCCGGTTGTTCATTATATAGCAAAAGAAAACCTGCCGGAAAGGCAGGTTAATATTAAATCGGATTTTATTATTTAATCTAATAGCATTTTTCCGGATTCACAAACAGCAATAGTGATGCCTTCTGCAACAGAGTCAGGAATCACCTTTTTTATTCCTTCACTTGACCTGTCAAATGAGTCTAATGAAGCGCCTTTGGAATTATATATTGCAGTATCGGAAATAGAATATTCATTATCACGACAATATACTGTCCAGTATTGTACAGAATAGCCTCCTGCAATTGTTACTCCTTTTTTATTTTTTTTAGAAGGGGAAACCATTTTTACCCATGAACCGAAGGTATCAGAACTCTTCTTTTCGAGGTTTTTAATATAAGTTTTTGTACCGTCAACTCCTGATGCTACATGCAGCCAGCCGTTAGCATCCTGTTGTGAAAAATAAAAGAGCGGAGATAATAAACATAAGATTAAAAGTGTTTTCATGATTAGTTATTTTATAAAATTGATAAGAACGGTATACTGATCATCAGATGAAAATAATAAGCAAAGATCATCTTTGTAATTGTCTTCAGTATAAAATTCCATGAATTCATTCTGGTCACTTGCCAGGTGTGGAACAATGATAAGTTTTACAGGAGGTTGAAGGTCTTTTAATTGTCTTTCTGTATCCTGTTTTTCTTGTAAAGCTTCTTCGTAGGTCATTTGTGTGTGTTTAATGTTATTTGTAATAATCCTTTGCCGTGGTTACTACTATTTTGGATTGCCCATTGGTGCCTACTGAGAGGGCAGCAACATCTGATAAAAAACGGGTCGTTACAGTCTCTCCCGGTTTGGTGTCTTTAAAGTTGATCGCACGGCTCCAGAAATTTACATAAAATTTGATAATGTTTTCTGTGTCACCATACATTTCTAATTTTGTAATGATGGGTTGCTTGTAACCATTAACTTTCTTTCCGCTCCAATTTACATAAATAATTGAAGGCTTTGCATTGCCTGAGGTAATTTGTTGTACATATTTCCATTTTTGATTTAAGACATCAAATTTTGTTTTATATGTTTCATCATTTACCAATCCAATTTTATGAAGAAGCTCTGATATTGCCGGAAAATTATTGCCGGCTTCAATATTAGTTATCAATGTTTCATAATCATTTCCTGCAGCCGCATAAATATCATCGTTACTTAAGGAGGTTTGAGAAAAAAGAACGGTTGGGAATAATAAAAGTAATAATATTTTTTTCATGATTAAAGATTTTTGTAATGTCCGGTTCTTCTCACAATAAGCCAGATCGTTTCCCGCTCCAGCGGTAAATATTCGTCTTCCAATAGATCTAAAGCATACTGGCTGTCAAAATGCTTTGTGTCTGTATAATAAGCGAAACGTTTACGAATCCGGTCGTTTCGCTTTATTATTTTGTCCTGTTTTGTTGGTTTTACTTCTGCCATAAAACAAAAATATAAAGTATTCACAATTCGTGCAAGTTGGCTTTCTGTAGCTTCAACAAATTTATAATTTCCGGGAAAATACGGTGATGTTATAATCAGAAAATTATTATATTTGAGCCATAATTTTACGATAATATAAGCGTAAGCTATCATTTGGCTACAGAAAACTGCGAATCTTCTTTAACGCCCATAGTGATAGACTTACGCCCGTGTCCACATACGGGTGCGGGCTGAGTCTTTCTGGGCGTTAGGTTCTTCGCAGTACCTCTGTAGCAGATTTGATTTCAGTTCCGCACCTTTGCTATTTCCAATACCAACGGTTCTGTTTTCATACAATCATAGTTTACCTTAAAGTTGATAACATCTTTAAAATAATTTTACTATGAAAACACTGCATGAGTCAGGGTAAAACAATTTACCGTAAAAATCCCATATAGAAAATGTGGTTTTCCACATTGAGGGAATAATCAGAAACTATTAAATTCACATCAAATTTCAAATGCTATGAAAAAAAACTATCTAAGTGCATTATTCTTATGCACTTCCCTGGGATTGTCTTATGCCCAGGTAACCGAAGTCTATTTTAAATATGACGAAGCAGGCAGCCAGCGATATCGGGGGCCCGATACCAGTGCCAAACAAACGCCTGAAACTACATCAAAAGTTGATTCTAAAACAACAGCTCTTACTCAATCTCCTGTAATTGACGAAAAAGCATTCTGGAAACAGGTCCGGCTGTATCCGGTCCCTGTGAATGATGTATTAACCATTGATTGGACTGATGAAGTAGATGGGCTTATCGAGTCCGTTTCATTATACCAGCACAGTACGGTACACTGGAAATTCCAGCAGCAGAATATGCCTGACCTAAATAAGAAAATCAGAATTAACATGACCAGGTATGATTGGGGTGTTTATGTGATACGCTTCACCCTAAAAGACGGCCGTATTTTTAGTAAAAACATAACCAAACGATAACACAAAGATGAAAACTTACAAAGAGAAAAAACAACTATTTTATTCTCTTATAGTATCATGTATTTCTATTATGGGACTTTCACAGACTGCTCCTGCTCAGAAATTTCATGATACCAAAGGGAATATTGAAGTAACCCAAGCCGGGCAGCTTCAATATACAATGACGATTGATACTCCTCCGGGAGTTCAAAAAGTAGGTCCAAATATCAGCTTGGTCTATGTAAGCGGAGCCGGAAACGGCCTTGCCGGATATGGCTGGAATATTTCGGGAGTAACCGCAATTTCAAGAGTTGGAAAAAATCTTGAAAAAGATGGGGTTACAAAAAATGTACAGCTTGACTATTCAGATTATTACAGTCTTAACGGACAACGATTAATCCTAAAATCTGGCGAGTATGGTAAAGATGGCGCCGAATATGTGACAGAAAAATATTCCAATGTAAAGATTAAATCTGTGGGAGCTGTTTCAGGACAGTCCTGGCAGGGACCTGAATATTGGGAAGTCACGTCCCCGGACGGGTCACAGATCTGGTATGGTGCCACGACTTCTGGAAATAGTCCGGCAAGAACCGCTATAGACTATAATATTGTCAAATCAATAGATACGAATGGTAATTATATTACCTATAACTATACAAACGAGGGAAATGTTTCTGTGATTAGTTCGATTGAATGGGGCGGAAATGAAACCCGGAATACACCACATTTTAACAAAATTGAATTTGTATTTGTACCTAACTCCATATCAGAAAAAGCCTATATAAAAGGGGTTGAGTTCTCACAGTCTAAGCTTCTTGAGTCTATCTTGGTTTCTTCCGGAGGCAATCAATATAAAAAGTATAATGTTTCCTATAAGCAAGATGTACAGGGAACATCCTATAGGTATCTTAACAAAGTAAGTATATTAAACAGTAAAAATGAAGAAGCAAACCCGGTTGTTTTTACTTATGAGCAATCGGGACAAATTAATAATATTCCTTCGACAAAAACTACTGCATTAAAGCCTAATGTGGAAAATGATGTTGTAGGAGATTTTGACGGTGATGGAAATCTTGATTTACTAAGATATCATTCTTCAACATCGACCCGAATACCACAACCGGGAGTCTACCTTTATAAAGATTTTTATTCCATTACTTACAATACAGAGAGCCCAGTATTTATCAACAGTACATTACAACAATTGAAAGATGCTATTGCGGTTAATTTAAAAAGTGAAAATAAGATTGACAATCGGCAGGGACTTGTTACAAGACAAGCAGTTATAAACCCCTCGACTTCAAAGTACGATATAGAATTATCTTTTTACAGTATCGCAGAGAATAATCAGTTGATCCTGAATTATAAAAGAGTTATTCCTAATGCAAGTTGGGATAATACTTACGGAACCACCCAAAATGGTACCAGATCCTCCATTGCGGGATTAAAAAATGTTGATTTTAATGGAGATGGTCTAAGTGAGCTTATTGTACTTCTCAATGATAAAAAATGTAGACCTATAGCCGACGATGCAGGAAAAGGTGCTTTTGAATGCACCGATTCAAAAAGGTATTATGTAGTCGATCCCGATCAGTCTACACTTAATAACGGATGGTTTTATAATTTGTCCCTTTATCATGATCCTGATAAGAGAGACAAAGATATGTTTACAATTTATAAATCTGGAGATTTTAACGGGGACGGGGTATTTGACCTTCTTAAATTAGATGAAAACCAAAAGCCGCAACTCATTACCTTTCAGAAAAATGCTCAAGGTCAATATGTTTCCTCGATTGCACCTTTTAAGCCCAGCAATGATGAAACTATAGAAGGAATTTGGGAAAAAGGTGTAGTTGGGGACTATAATGGGGACGGATTAAGTGATATTATGCTTCCGCAAGCAATAAACTCCGAATTTTGGAATAAGTACACTTCAAAAGGAAATGGTTTTATTAAAGAAAATGTAAAATTTGAAGAGCCATCAGAACGAATGTTAGAACAGCATGGTCCCAATTTTACCCTTCATAATCCACAAACGTTTGTAGCCTATGATATTAATAATGACGGAAAGACTGAATTACTAGCCCTTAAATCAAAGAGAAATTATACCTTATCTGATAGTCAGGATAACAATAATATGGCTAAATATTTTTCATGGACTGAAATGAAAACCAGCGTATATTCACTTACTGGTGGTTATGGTACAATGGAAAGTACATCCTCACATGGGGTTTATCTCAACCATATTGATTCATATACTCTTCATCTTAACGAAAGCAGTATACCGGCGGAAGTAGCTCCTAATTTAAGAGATCTGATGGGTTTATCAGTAGATCAATGGACAGGAGCAATGTTAAGAAAAGTTATTTTGGGTTCTGCAGTTGGATATAGTAGCGATGTGGGCGAGATACAACGTATTGTATCACATCCATATTACGATATTGCCAAAGAAGGTAGAATAAAAAGCATATCACAGGGAGGAATTACTACAGAAATTGTATACAAACAACTGGATAAAAAAGGAAATCCGGGATTATATGATAATATCGCAACACCAAACTTCCCTTATGTTGAAATTAACCAATCTGTTGGAATGCATGTAGTTTCACAAATGGCTCAGAGCATTACGGCAGATAAAAAATTAAAACAGGATTTCCTTTACCGGGGGCTTACCTCCAATATATTAGGTAGAGGAATGGTTGGCTTCAGAAAAACAGCCCGAAGCTCATGGTACGCTGACGGATTTGAAAATACAAAGATTTGGTCAGGAGTAGAGATTGATCCTGTGAACGAAGGGATTCCCGTGAAAGAATGGAGTGTCAGGACGCCTGATGATTATTCAAAAATATTCCCGACCGATGTTTCTGAAAATAATAACGAATTATTAAGTTTTAAGTCTACGGCCTATCAAATAGACAAGCTTCTGAACGGTCAGGTGGTGACCACAGTTCCTGATGCTGATAAAGCTAAGGTGGTAACAGCCATTGTACCCAAAACAACTAAAACTAAAGATTTCTTAACAGGGGTTGTTTCTGAAAACAGTATAATCTATGGTAGTTATTATCTGCCTGATGCATCCATTACATCAATCAATGGAAACTTTGGACTTTCAACTAAAAAAATGCTCTATACGCATAACCCTTCCGGCCAGGGGAAAGATTATTATATAGGGCGCCTTAGTAAAAATGTCAATGAAGAAACGGCTTATTCTGACCTGCAAAGAGTAACTGCACAGTACACGTATGAGAATAACCGGTTAAAAACAGTTGCCACGACTGCTGGAAATGATACAGGCAGAGCCGTAACAGATGAATTCACTTATGATGGATTTGGAAATGTTACACAAAAAGTAACAAGTAATGCTTATGATTCAGGTAAACAAACTGAAAAAAACGAATACGATTCTAAAGGCAGGTTTATAGTTAAGAAAACGGATAATTTAGGACTGGAAACTCAGTTTGCATATAATGACTGGGGACAAGTGGTATCCCAGACAGATACTTTCGGAAATACCCTTACCCATAATTATGATGATTGGGGTAAACTTTTGAGCTCCGTATCCAATTTAGCAGGTACAACTACTTATAATTATGAAAGAGATAATAATTCTAATGTAACAGTTACCCGGAATGATCCGGATGGTGACCAGTCAAAGGTATTCACCAATAAATTTGGTCAGGAATATAAAACCTCGGCTAAAGCCTTTGGTCAGGGATTATTTGTTTCAAAAGAAACCCAATATGATATTTTAGGACGTAAAATTAAAGAATCTGAACCTTATTTTGAAGGGCAAAGTGCAAGCCAGTGGAATACGATTGCTTATGATGACTCTGTATATCCTGCTAAAGTAACGGCTACAGCATTTAATGGTAAAAAAACAGAGACCACCATATCAGGTTTGACAACAGGGGTGAAGGAACAGAACGGATACGGCAGAACCAACTCTAAAACAACTGATGCTTTAGGAAATATAATTTCTTCAACAGATAGCGGGGGTACAGTAGAGTTTGCCTATAATGGGGCAGGAAAACAAATTAAAGCCCAATATGAAGAAAATATTGTGACTACAAAATATGATGAATGGGGCAGGAAAATTGAATTTAACGATCCGTCAAATGGGCTTTACAAGTATGAATATGACGGTCTGGGACGAATTAAGAAAACAACAAGTCCAAAAGGAACTAAAGAATATACCTACAATGCTCTGGGACAGATTGTTTCCCAAAAAGAATTTTCTACAGTAGATAGTGGGCAGACAACCAACAAGACCATTGCTTTCACCTATAATGGCAAAGGGCAGCTTACAGAAAAGTCTGGCACCATAAAAGGGCAGCCCTTTGGAACTGTTATCACCTATGACTCTAAAGGAAGAATATTATCTTCAACAGAGAGCAGTAATGGAAAGACCTATATTCAAAAAAATATTGTCTATGATGAAAAGGACCGGGTTTCTTCTTATGAAAAGGAGCTGCAGTCCGTAGGAGTTATTACTAAAGTTGCTATAGAGAATGTTTACAGCCCTTGGAATGGAGAATTTTACCAGATGAAGGACAAAACTTCAGGGAAAATTCTTTGGGAGCTTCAGCAGACCAATGCAAAAGGACAGATGTTGCAGGAGAAACTGGGCTTGGCATCTGTTAATAATGTTTATGATGCCAATGGTTTTTTAACGGGTGTTAATCATTCATCTGCCGTAAAACCTTCCATTCTGCAACTGTCTTACTCATTTGATGCCATAAAGAATGAACTGAAGACCAGAACAACCGGAGGAGACTTCAATATCACTGAATCTTTTGATTACGATGATAATAACCGCCTGGTTAACTGGACAAATCCTATAACAGGAACCAAACCATCGGCAAACAGAAACATTTATGATATAAAAGGAAGAATAGAAGAGAATGACCAGGTGGGAACTATTAAGTATGAAAACTCTGCTAAAATCTACCAGCCTACCGGAATGACTTTGAATGCTGAAGGAATACAGAATTATAATGGTGATTTAATTCAAAGTATTGTTTATAATGAAAATAATGATCCGACTCAGATTAGTGGAGAGAAATCCCGTATATTTTTTGATTATGGATTAAGTAATATGCGTCAGCGTGTAAGTTTTGAAAGGCTTGAAAATGGAATACAAACCGGGCTTAAAACCGGGGTATGGGACCCTGAAGCACCTCAATGGAAGCACACCTTCACAAAATTTTATAATGAAGATGGAAGCTTTGAAATTGTTAGGGAGGACAATACGAAAAAAGAAAAGCATATTTTGTATATTGGAGGTACCCCATATGAATCCAATATTGTATATTTGAGAGACTATGAAAATGAGAATGGCTCTTATAAGTTTCTTCACAAAGATCATATAGGAAGTGTACTTGCCATTAGTGATGAAGCCGGGAATAAACTGGAGCAAAGACATTATGATGCGTGGGGGAACTTTACCCATCTTAAAATTGGTAATGAAGCTGTTGTAACGGATAAATCAATAATTGCCGGAATGACACTGCTTATAGACAGAGGATACACCAGTCACGAGCATCTTATGAATGTAGGAATCATTCACATGAACGGCAGGTTATATGATCCGTTATTAAGAAGGTTTTTAAATGCTGATGAAAATATACAGGAGCCTGCCAATACTCAAAACTATAATAAGTACGGGTATGTGATGAATAATCCCCTGATGTATAATGACCCTAGCGGGGAATATTTGCAATGGATTATTGGTGCTCTTGTAGGCGGATATTTAAATGGTGTGGCAGCCAATAACGGTAATTGGAACCCTGTGAAATGGGATTGGCAGAAATCATGGGGCGCAGTTGTGGGAGGAGCAATAGGCGGAGCAGCCGTATCCGGAGCACTAGGAAACATTAGCAGTAATGCCGGAGCAATTAAAAACGTTTTACCAGGCCTTGTATCCGGGGGGTTGAATTCTGCATTTAACGGAGGAAACTTCTTAGGGGGTGCTATTGCAGGAATATCATATTCCGGTAATTTATCAGGAAGCAGTGTTACTTCTACAGATGGAATTAGTGCAGGGTATAGATTTATTGCATCTCCCGAAGAAGATTATTCTGGAGGAGGATGGGATGATTTGACAAAAAATATATTGTTAAATTATGTTAGAGCTAATTTTTGTGAAGCTTGCTCTTACGGAGCAATACAACAAAAAGCAGGAACAATGTTTGAAAATGCCTTTAATTCCATTATGAGCTCTGATCTAGCTTCGTTTAATTATAAAGGTAATGAAAAGAAATTTCCTGGGTTTTATAAAGGAAGAGCAAGAAATACAATTCCTGATGGGGTATATGATTTAGTACGAGATGAGGTGAAATATAGAAAAGATAACTTTAAGATTGGCCCTTTTAATATAAGAATTCCGATTCCTACGGGACTTAACACGGAGAGATTTTCTGGAGTGCAATATGCCGAGGTAAAAGCTATGGATGGAACTTTGTATAATAGCTCAAATCAAGGTCAATTAGAAGCTATGATCACTTCTATGCATACCAATAGCGGTGTTAACAGATATGGAGGCCAATTTTTAATAGGTACCACATCTGATACTGTTTTATCTCCAAAAATTTATACTTTAGGGGCAAGTTTTGGTAGAGATCGTAAAATTGGTATAGTGCATATGACAAGCCAATACAGAATGATTTCTGGAGCAATGCAAATCAGGTTTATCCAGGGATGGATGAATAGTCCTACTAGTTCAGCTTATATCAAATAATTCTCTTATGAAAAAGATATTATTAATAATTGTAATCTTAACCTTTAATATTATGATGAGCCAAAAATATGTGATAATGGATAAAAGTGAGGCTTTTAATAAATTTCCTTTGGAAATATTACAAAAAATTGAGCGCCAAGACAAACTTAATCTTGCTACTGCAACTAAAGTTGAAGACAACCTCTATTTAATAGAGCCAATGGATGGGAATAAAAGTATTCTTGCTTCAAAAGAGGTATACGAAGAAATGTTTTCTAATAATAATTTTCCACTATTTCCAGATAATGATACTCCTTATTATAGATATAGGGAACTGATGAATAAAAAAGATTTTACAAAGGAAAATATGTTGAAAATATTAAATGAATTAAATTTCAACTACCAAAAAGATACATTTTATGCAGATGCAGAAAAATTTGTAAAAAAACTTTCTCTAGATGATAAAATGAAATTTTTTATTCCGGCACTGTATTTTATTGGAGAAGATTTGCACATGCTTTGTCCAGAAGCAGAATGGGACTTTAACTTGCTGTATTATTTGCGCCCATTTTCAGAAGCTGGCTTGCATTACGACAAATATAATTTTTCTTTTTATGAATTGAACATATTCTTAGAAGATAAACTATTAAAAAATAAAAATATCAAATTTAAAGATATTTACAAACGTCTTGAAAAAAAATATAATAAAGAAAAGCCCAATTGGAATTATACAATTGAATTGGCTCCGAAAGATAAAGATTATTAAATTTACCAAAGCAGCTCTCGCTGCTTTTGGTATTCTAAATATAAAAGAACTATGAAGAATATACTAATAGCTATATGTACATTACTAAGTACCGGAATATTTGCTCAAAACGAAGTTAATGAATATCTAAGCAAACTATTTCTTGGATTAGATTTACATACCACCTTTCATAATACGGCAATGAAATCATCTTTAAATTTCACATATGGAGTAAATAGGGGAATTAATTTCCATGATGAAGATGGAAATAGTATCAGCACTAATACTAATATGTACGATACTGACTTTACTAAAAACCCATTAATTGACTCTGTTATAAAGAAGGGTAAGATTAGTATAATACAAAATGATCAAGAAATTAAATCTGGTAATTTTTCAATTAGTGAGAGTATTTGGTTTCTTAATCCTGATGATTTGATGAACGAATATTATCTCTTATGTTCTTTGTTAGAAACACTAGGATATAGAGTTAGAAAAGAAAGTGTACAGAATGATAATTTTGAAACAAAGAGAGAAATTACAGAAATTTCTTTAAGAGATGGAGATAAAAAATCAACATTAAGTATAGGATATTTTATGCCTCAAAAAAAACAAAAGATTAAAGAATACTTACTTTCTATTACTTATAATAATCATTAGATGAATATATTATTGAGTGGGTGGGCTACCAAATTTAGAAACTATTAATAACTCAAAACAAAAGCAGGAATTCCTGCTTTTGTTGTTTTTATACCATCAAAATATTAATAAAATGAGATTTAAAATTGACAAAGAAGAAATGAAAAACTGGCTTAGAAATTCCGCCGGAAAACTTAATAAGCCCTACAAGCCAATCAAAGAAAAACCAATTGCGATCCTTACTACAACGGGAGTTCTGTACACGCTGGGCTCATTTTATCTGTGGGGCTTTTTTGAGGTCTACGGTATACATTACTTTCTTTATTTTGATTTAAAGGATTCAATTGCTGTTTTATATGAAAACATGATGCCCATCATTTTTATAAGCATTCTTTTGGTACCTATTTTAATAATCTTGCTCCCCGGTTTTTTTGTGCCTGACAATAAGAGCAATAAAAATAACTATTACAGATACACATACAATTATAACAATTGTAATTCTACAGAGGACACTGAGAGGAGTAGATTTTCAAATTTATCAATAATTGTAATTTTGGCAGCAATTTCATGTGGAATATGGATGTTTTTAAGCTTGTATAAGATAGCCCCAATATATGGCATCTTCTTTCTGTTTCTGGGTGCTGTCTCTGCCTATTATTATTTATATAAATCACCTAAATTGGGATTTTTAATGTTATTGGCAATTACTTTTCTATTAGTTTATAGTTTAGGGAAAGTACGGGCAAAAGATAGCCAGAATAGAAAAGAGAGAATAAATATAGTTTTAAAAGATCATTCTGAAATTCCTATATTGACGGAAAATGATAAATGTAAATATTTGATAAATAAAACAGCAAACTACTATTTTATTAAAGATGAATGCAGACACCTGATTCTAACTTATAGCATTTCAACAGGAGAAATGACAAGTTTTACATCTAAGTAAGTCACTTTCAAAAAAATATTATATTTGATAATCCCTTCAAATGGACTGTACACATTCATTTGATATTTTTTTATTTAACCCTCTTGAGATGATCAGGAGGGTATTTATTTGGGTAAAATTACCTGTTCACAAGCTTTATAATATCATCGGCAAGGGGGCTTTTAAAATAAACCTTGAATTTCCAGATTTTAGCTTGCTTCATATAAAAGTGTCACATATATTTGCTACAGATAAGAATAACAAAAAACCTCTCCAGCTATGAAAACTTTAGAGATCGAAATGACAGAAATAGTAGAAACTAAAACGGCTGTTTATTATAATCAGGTTAAAAAAGAAACCTACGAAATGGGAGGTATAACAAGTATGCAGCAGGCGTATGATCTGTATAAATTTGTTTGCGGGAGAAACAACTGGAACTCTGCAGCATTTACCCACGATGTGATCATCAAATTAAAATAAATTCCTTCAATAGTATCAAAAAAATTACTCCCTTATTAGACCAAGCTAATAAGGGAGTTTTAATGTAAATTAACCATGTTATGCAGATTTATGGTTCTTCTTATTTTATAGTTCGGAGTTTATCCGATGTAGTTAACCGAAAAAAATGTTTGAGGGCTATAAGGCCGAGAAATTGAGTTCTATACGCTCAAATTTACCCTCGGTGTTCTGTTTTTCAAAGTCGTACTGGTAGCCCTTTAAGAAATTGCTGTAGCTCTGTTTTAAAAGTCTTAACCCCTCTTTCCATCTTGGATCGTCAAAACGGGTTTCATGACTGAGTAAATTCATAACACTGGCGTAATCCAGGTCCCCTTTTTTATTCTTTACCAGAAAGCCGATCAGCATTTCAAATAGATCCTTATCTCTTTTCTTTACAGTATCATAAAGAAAGGCTTGAATCAGTTCCAAAGCTTTTGTGCTTCTTTCATCCCAGATGGGCTGCGTATCTCTTCTGCGTTTAATGCGTACTGTCTTATTACTGTGCATTAAAGAAAAACCACCTTTTGAGTTACTTCTGATCATTCCGTAATTGTTTAATTTCTCCTGGTGCTTTTCCATTTTGGTGTGGGTAAGCTCTTTTAATAAAGCTGCTTTAGTTTGTATTTCCGTGGCCAAAGCAATCAGCTCTCCCATGTCATTGTCCCGCTCCTGTTCATAGTCCCGTCTTTCTTTTTCCTGTTTTTCGTTTTGTAATTTTCTCTTGTGATTCAATATGTCCTGCATTTGATCAGCTGTTAATTCATCAATTGGTCTTTTTAAAAGTTCTTCGAAATTCATTTTAATGTGTTTTTAAGATTTGTTATTTAAGTTTATATAATTCTTCCCTGTACTGGGGAAAATAATTCAGATAGTATTCAGATTCAACCCATATATCCAGATCCGGATCTTTGAAATATTGAAAGCGGTCCTCTCCATAGTGCATCACCGGCGGCTCCCAGTTTTCAGTTGCCACCCACTGATATGCGGCCATAATTCGTGGTGTTGTGGAGGACAGTTTATCCTCCCTGTACAAATGGATTTTGATACGCTCTCCCCAGTCTAAAAACCTGACAAGGCTATCCAGTTGTAAAATTTTTAATAATATGTCTTTGTCCATTGTATTTATGCTTTTTTTTAAGTCCCCCAGTAAAGGTTGGCTTTTTCTTCATTGATCATTAATGTTCCTCCCGGACATCTTCCTGAAACAATCGCCTTTAATCCTTCCGATTGAATGATGATCTTGGCGAGCTTTCTCCATGTGGTTGCCAGCGCATTGTCCGGGGTTCCTTTTATCTCATGGCAGACCATTATAATCAATTTATTGGGGTGGTTTTGTTTTAATTCGGCAACCATCTTTCTGGTGATCTCATCCCGATAGATGGTGGAATTGTCTATAAATATGATTTTAGCGCATTTTCGGGAGCTAAAACGAGCCTGAAGTTGCTCCCACGGCTCGTAATCTATAATGTGAAATTTTTTGTCTTTATCTGACAGACCCGCAAACTTCATGGCGGCAATCATGTCCTTCGATATTCCCTCTTCTGCGGATATATAAAGCACTTTTCCAAATGTGGTTAAATATTTAGCCAGCATCATGGCAAAAGTTGATTTCCCGTTCTTTTCTCCTCCTCCTAGATACCAAAAACCGGTTGTCTCCGGTTTTCCAAAAGCTTTGAGCCAAAGACCAGTAAATTCAAACAGTTTAAACACAATGGAAAACGCTTGTTTTACTGATAATGCTTTCATCTTACTCCTTGACCTTTAAGAGGGTTTCTAAATACCTTAGAGATTTGATTCTTGAGCCCTGCTGGCCTTTTTTCTCTCCTTCAAACGGATGGGCTACCTTGACCATGCATTTTTGAACGACTTCGTTAACTTCTTTCTTATCTTTTAAATTAATATAGGCCACATCCCCGAATAATTTCAGATAAAACTCTTTCCTCTCTTCCGGGTTCTTGGGTACAAGTGTTACGAAATCATCTGAAAGGCGGCTGAAGATTTCGGCAAAGCCTACTTTGTGGTTATCAATACCTTTTGTAATTTTTGCACGTAATCCGTCGGCTCCCATTGCATACCATGTACAATTATGTTTTGTGGCGTTCATAATTCCTTTTAATTCCAGATAAGCATTGTATTCAAGGTCCCCGAATTCATCCACACATACAAATGGATTGTCAATAATATTTAATGCATATTTTACCGTCTCCAGTATATCATAATATTTGCCTGTTGTATCGCACCCCAAAGTGGCGGCCAGCTGCTTAATAAACCGTATTTTGGTATGTGATTGTGAGCAGTCCACATAAAAGGCATTTTTCATTTTAGAGATAATGTCGATAGCACATCTTGTTTTTCCAATACCACAGTCGTCTACTAAAATCATTGATGTTCTGGTGGCCTGGCAAAAATTGAAATTGTCTTCCAGAGCATGATAAACCTCAGTTCTTACGAGCTTCATTTCATACTCTTTCTTTACGGTCTGGACTTTAGAGCCGATATTGAGCCATTGTCCCAGGGACAGCGCATTTTCACCGTTTCCATCTTGTAAGGATTTATAGGTGTTTAAATCTATTCCCAGCGATCTGGCATAAGCAAGATCACTTCCTTTGAATTCATCCCTTCTGCCCAACATAGCGGAAAGAATATTTTGTTTTTGTACTGTTGTGATTAAATCTTTTGTAATCATTTCTGTTTTGTTTTTTTTGGTTTATCTGAAATTTGAATCCCAGCGTCTTGATGTTTGAGTGGTTGTGTTGTGATTGTAAGCAGTCTCCTGTGTGTCAGAAAAGACTTCTTCAGGCGTCCCGGTGGTGTTAGGAATGTATTTTTTTCGGCCTCCAATCTGAAATTTACTATTGAGCGTTTTTTTACGATGATCGATAATAAGGACCTGATCAATTTCCCGTTTGCGGTGAGCCATGAATTTATTAACCGTGTTCTCGTAGGCACTCATTAACCGTCGGTTAAGCTTCCCGTCCTCGTCTCTTTCGTGAATTGATCTTGCATAAGCCGGATGAGGAAACAGATCGCAAAGCATCATATCATTATAGTAGATCATTGCCTTTAAAACATTTCCATCATTCCCGTCAAGCCAGTAAATAGTAAATTCTTTACCGTCAACCTCCTTTAAAAGCCCGATTAAGCTGTCATCTAAGGCGATTTCTCCATCCAGTCCCAATACAAAAGTTGTATTTCTGAATTTGATGATTCCGGCATTACAGCTGGAAACCTCTGTTCTTCCAATATGGGGAAGGATGGCAGTCCAGTTGGTGGGGCGTGTATTTGGGTTCTGCATCTCACAAAACACTTCCCAGCGGGTTTTGTCCTTATGAACAGAATGTGGCATATTATTCCACGTCTCAATATCGCTTAAGGACCCATCAACAATGGCATCAAAAGGAATTATCAGATCTTCAGCATCACTTTTTTGGTTGTCTTCTTTCCGGGCGTGGGGTCTGGCGAGCCATCCCTGACGGCTTTTTTCATGGCGATACCTTAACTCTTCAAATTTTCGCTCTACTATTTTTGACCTTGCCCTGTTCTTATAAATGCTTACACGCTCAAACATTTTTCCATTCTTTAGAAAAGTATCTTTAAATCCGCTATTGAGTGAGCTTTCGCATTCCAACCCCAGCGGAAGGTTAAAGCCCCATTCTGAGTAATTTCTGACCATTTGGCGATAAAATTCAATAATGATCCCTTTTTTCTCTTTTCCCCATACCCAGCAGGTCCATGCTTCAGAGCCCACATCGATACCCATATAGAACCACGCACGGTTTCGGTTTTTATCGTACATAAAGGGCGGCTGTCTGTCGTCAATAGAGATCAGGGTACCCGCTTCTTTAATTTTTGTAAGCTTGTGCCAAGGGGTAAATTGCTGCATCAGTTTTTGACGGTCCCCTGAGCGCTTGGCAAAGGTTCCGATCTTGTTTTCCCATTTCCCGAGCCAGGCAATAATGGAATTCTCTGACATTTCTCTAAAGTTAGGATCGGTACGGTCATAGATCTCGGCGGTATCTTTATTGACAATATCCAGCTGGCCATTTAAAAAAGCCTGATATTGATCTGCTACTTCGGTGCGTGAGGGCTTATAATCCTGTCCGGCAAAAAGATCATTGAGTAAATCCATCATTTCGTCGGTCATGAGTTTACGGTTTTGATTTTTCAGCTTTCCTGAAATAAGGCTTTCAAAATTCACCCCATCATCAAGGCTTTCAAAAAATGGTTTCCAGATCCGGTCAAATCCCCTTTGAGAAGAAGCGATTGTATGGGTCACGTTATACAACTTTGGTAAGAACTCATTAAAGGTGATAATATCCCTTATAATGGTTGGCATTAACCCCCGCTTAGAAGTTCTTTTTAATTTTTTCCATTCGGTGAGACGGGCTTCTTTCAATCTACCTGCAGCGATCAAAACGCTGGCATTGGTTATATATTCCTCCTTAAAACTTTCTTTTAACGGTGATCCGTCTTCAAACCTGAAATCAGTATAGTACCGTACTGCTGTGGCATCAAATTCAAAAAATGAAAGCAATGGGTGGCACATTTTACGGGGATCTCCTAAGCTGTTCTGAACATCTTTTGAAAGACTGTCAAAATCAATATACATCTGTCTGCCATTTCCGCCTTTCTGTACCTTTTTGATTCCATAGGGTAATGCTTTGTATCTGCTGATTTCGTTTTTAAGGGTACTCAAACAATTATAATATTTCGGGATAAGCTCGTCTTTGGTAACGACTAATAAATTTCCCCATTCGTGTGGCATAATCTTTTTTTAACTCGTTAATAATTCTCTAATCTATAGTTAAGTTTTTTCTGTAGTCTTCCAGCAATTGTTTCCGGTTTTCTTGTATCGTATTCATTGCCTCGACCGCTTCTTTATCGCCTCTTTTATATCTCTTCCGGGCGGCGTCTGAAGAGACGGTTAACATCTCAGCAAGTATCTGGTAGTCACCATAATTTATTTTTTCTTTTTCTTTAATTTTCATGCGAAATCAATTTTTTATTTATACATTTGGCAAAAATTTCCGGACAAATATATAAACATGTTACTATTAAATCCAAATATCCAACAAACATATTTGTTGAAAATTATTTAAAAATGGAGTTACCTATTGAAAATCAAAGAGTAAAAAATGTTATCGATCATTTTTGTAAAGGCAATGTTTCGAGATTCAGCAAAGAGATTAAAATAAGCCAGCCGAGAGTCAATAGATTATTTACTATTGACACCCGTAGCGGTAAATATCCGCTCGTAAGCTTTGAAATAATACAATCGATTATAAACAAGTTTGTAGATATAGACCCTGAATGGCTTATTGTTGGAAAAGGAGAAATGTTGAAGCAGAAAACTACAATAACCCCAATGCGCATTAACAGAAAAACCACCGACGGTATTATTGAACATCAGGAGGTGCCATTCTATGATTTTTCAGCCGTGGCAGGGCTTCAGGAGCTATTTGACAGCGGTGCTCCCCATAAGGTGCTCCAAACCATTAAAATACCTAACCTACCTAAATGTGACGGAGCCATTAATGTTACCGGAGACAGTATGTATCCGCTCTTAAAGTCCGGGGATATCATTTTGTATAAACAAATCTCTGTAGAGGACATCTTCTTTGGCGAAATGTACTTATTAAGCATTCGTACAAAAAAACAGGAAGAATATGTAACGGTAAAATATGTACAAAAATCGGATCTTGGAAATGAGTACGTAAAACTGGTAAGCCAGAACCAACACCACCAATCAAAAGACTTTAAAATAAATGATATTTCTGCTATTGCTTTAGTGAAAGCAAGTGTTCGGTTCAATACAATGTTCTAATTTGCTGGATTCTAGCAACATGACCCATAAAGCCGATGTCCCTATATATACTTGAATAATTCAAAACAGTACTTTTTTTGCTGTTTTATGACCCCTATATAGGGTTGAATCCGACTTAAAAAACCGGGTTTTGCGACCCCAAATGCGACCCCAACTGCGACCCCAACTCTAAAAAGCAGTTTTTGAGCCCCGATAAGTAGTGTACAGAAATTTCGGTATTATTTTCTGAAATATTGGTTTCTGAAATTTTGTTTCCGGTATATGGAAAGGCCTTACAGCAAGGTTTTTATGAGGAGTAGTAATTTTATAACTTCAGTGAATTAAAAAGCCCCAAAAAGGGGCTTGTTTATCTTCAAAATCTCTTTTCGATAGTAATAAAATGGTAATAAATGGTATTTTTTGGCGTTTCGTTTTTTTTTCGTTCAGGAGAACTAAAGGGGCGAAAATCCTTTTATTAATGGGCGATAACAGCTTTTTTAATTCACAAATAGATTTCGCATTTTCGTTTTAAGGGGAGTAAATCAAATAAAGGGTTGACAAAGAATTTTACAGAGTTGGAAACTCGTAGAGATTTACATAAATAAAAGCGAAAAATTAAAAATCTATACTTTTAAACTGATGATAAATGGTAAGTTAAATTAATATTTGATTCAATGCACTTTTATAACACCCTAAAATAAATTCGGTATAATACAACTGTGCATCCAGTGCCTGGGTCTTATCATGAAGCTCTATGCGTTTTGAAAGTACAATCTCTCCTTTGTAACTGAATGAACAGAATGAATACACTTTAAATCCCGAATTTCTTACAGATGCAGCATATCCAGTAGAAGCAATTCCCCAATCTGTTCCAAATGATTCAGCGACCTTTACAGCCATTGTATCAGCCATTTTTTGGGTTTCAAAACTATTTTCCTTAACTTCGATTTGATTTATATCTAAAAATTGAACTTTTTCAGGTAATGTAAAAGTCGTTATTCCTCCTTTGTAAAACAGTTTTGCATTAGCCATTTGGGAAAAAGCCAGCTGTATTAATCCCGAGGTTACGCTTTCTGCTATAGAAACCGTTTCATTCATTGTAATGAGTGAAGTACTGATATAATCAAGTAAACTTTGCTGAAATTTCATGGGCTATTATTTATGTTGATCAAAAAAACTTTTATGCTGCTGAAATCGATATTCAGATAACGTCATAATCATTCATGGTTGTAACAAAATAATGCTCAATCATTTCTCTGGCATTTCTACACATTGACAAAAGATCTTCTCTGGTCATATCTTCAAAAATAAAATCATCATGAACTTCAATAATGAACTCAGTCACTTTTTCGGTGTTCATCAGATCATAGGCCATTAAATCATTTAAATTATCTAATCTACATTCTTCCTTAAAAAAAGGAAGTTTCCGGGTAATGGAATTCTTAAACTGAAAAAGGTGTATTGTTTTCATGACTTCTGATGTTAAAGTGATAATAAGAAAGTCTGTTTTGTATTTAAACAT